TCATCGACTGGTACGGAGTCATGTCGGCGGCCACATACGGAGCCGTCACGACGCGCTCCATGGACACAGCATCGTCGGGCTCGTCACCGTCGCAGTTCTGATCGCATAGCGGCAGACGGTCACGTTCAGCAACCGACCGGAATTCATCGCGCTCATGCCCGCACAGCAGGCAGCGGTATGTGTAAAGCGGCATTACTCTTCGCTCCCTTGCTTGGCCGCACTGATCTGCGCTGCATCGAGCGTCGTCTGCGCGCCGATCTCGGCGACTTCGAGCTTGACCTGATTGTTCATGGCCGCGATGAGCATCTGGAATTGGCGGTCGCGCTCGGCACGCTCCTGTTCGAGCATCGCTTTGAACGTCTCAGTCTGCTGCTGAGCGCGGCGGTCGAGCTCGTCTCGGTGAATTTCCATCGCCGTTTCCTGTGCCGCTTGCTGGGCCTGCGCGCGCTGGGCGAACTCATCGGATTGCTGCTTCAGATGAGCCTTCAGAATCTCAATCTGGCCGCTCTGCTGGAGCTTCGCGGCTTCGAGCTGCGTGCGGTGGCCTTCGACCTGCATGTCGATCTGCGCCTGCGCCTGCTTCTCCTGCATGCGCGCTTGCGACTCGGCCTGCACCTTCTGAATTTCGACGGGAGGCGGCTTCGGCTGACCGGCCTGCGCCTGAATCTGCTTCTGAAGCCCTTCGAGCGTCGTATCGAGCATGCCCTCCAGCGTCTTGCCGGCCTTGAACGCCGAGACGCCGAACTTCATCATCTCCAGCAGTACGGGGGCCATTTCAGGCGTCTGCTGAGCCGCGGGAACGGCTTGCTGAAGGAAGCCAGAGATTGCCGTGAGGAACTCGACACGATCCTTCTTCTGCGCGTCCTCGTCGATCTGCACGAGTGAATCGGCGTCGACCTCGATGCGGAAGCTGCGCGAGACGTTGTTGCGGAGCATCGCCAGCGCTTGCGGAACGAGCGCCTGATCGGTCGGCAGAAGCTGCGCGGCAGACGACATCTGGATGATCGTCTGATCCGTGAACTTCCCGCAGATGACCTCTGCTTTCAGACGCAGAAGTTCGGTCGCGTAGATCGCCACGTCATCTTGCGTATTGCGAAGCCGAACGGACCCGAATCGAGCCTTGATCCCCTGAGCCGCCGCCGTCTCGGCAGCGTCGCTCTCGCCGCGCATGATGTCGCTGATGCCGGTGATCGCGTAGATCTGACCCAAGACGTTCTCGCGAGCCTGGAATGCGATGTCGAGAGCCTGAGCAATCGGTGCAAGGTCGACGAGATCGATCGCGCCCTTCAGACCGCCTTTCTCGGCCAGCGCGGCAAATGACTTCACCGGAATCAGGTCGTTATTTCCCGTTTCGGTAAAGAGGCGCTGCAGTTCCTTGAACTCCGCGTTGTAGACGCCGCGCACCTTCAGCGCCTTGATCAGCCCGTCGATGCGATCGCTGATCGTGTCGAGCTCGTTTGCTTGGTCCTGATACTGGATGAAGTCCGGGACCGGGACGAGAGAATCACTCGTGATAGTGCCAAAAAGGGGCTTCGGGCAGGGCCAGAAACCGTCGAGGCCGAGAGGATCATCCTTCTCATCAAGAATCGTTCCGAGCGGCTTGCTCAGCCATATGGCTTTCTGCGTGGCTTTGTCCCAGATCTCATAGATGCAGGCTTGCTTATAGCGCTGCTCCTGCCCGGTTGCCATGCGCTGAGCGCCCTGCTCTTCGCTGTTCTTCGAGAAGGGCGACGCGTCTAGCGGAATCAGCTTGGCCTTCTCTTCGCCGAATCGCTCGCAGAGCACCGGATAATCGAGGTACACCTTACGCCATACGCACGAGACTTCTTCCCAGGTACGCGCCGGGACATGACCGAAATCGCGCCAGTGGACGTAATCGATCGGCGCCGTCTCGTCGTCGATCTGCTCCATCGGCTGATCGTCGCTGACCTGCGCGGCGCCCGCGCCTTCGACGATGGCTTCGCCGTCTTCGTAGTCGGGGCTGATCGGCTCCTGAACGCTGGTCTTCGGCTCGTAACGCACCCAAGCCACGCCACGACCGCCGAGAAAGCGATCGAGCACCGAGTTCTTCATGGCTTCCCGGAAGTCCGGGTAATGCCTCACTTCGAATTCGAGCGCACGTTCCAGCAGCAGTGAAGCCACACGGCCCACAGGATCAGAGTCACGAAACCGGCGCGAAACGTCAGGTTGTGGAAGACGTGAAAACGTGGCCGGGACCAGCGTCTGGACGTTAGACCATAGAACATTGAAACGCGCAGCTTCGTTGCCATAGGTGTAATCCTTGGCGTCATCCCGATAGCGCTTGACGATCTTCTGCGTACGGTCGACCCACTTCGCGAACGATTTGTCGTAAGCGGAGATGTACCCGAGGTAACGCTCGACTTCTGCGCTCATCTGGTTTTACCCCACGATCGCGGTTGCACTGAGCGTGCCCCCGACGACGATGTAATGCCCCTGGCTGCACGCGAGATAGAGCGGCAGAAACTGACCCGCAACGAGCGGTGTAGCAGCCAACAGTGGAACCGCCGTCGACGTCCCATTGCTGTCGTAGATGGCGACCGTTCCGGACGTGCTCGCAGCAGCAACGATGCCGATCAGCGTATTGCCGGGGATCTTGTTGACCGTTGCGTTTGCTGCAAACGGCACGCCGCTGCCGCTGATCATTGCCGTCATCACATTCTCCGATGCGCACTTACCGTGCGCGAGTGATCCATCCACGCGTCATTGAGCGTGCCGATGGTTTCAAGGTTGTTCCAGTCAGGCTCTTGCGGAGGAGCTTCGTATTCGAGAACGCTCATCACCTGCGCGCCATAAGCGAAGCCATCAGACGGGTGCGAGGCCCAGTTGTGTTTCGGCTCACGAGAGAAGACCTGCGTCTCTTCTTTGTAGTCGTATTCCCATGCGCGAAGGCCATCGAGCCCGGCCTCGCATGCGGTCGCGTTGAACGCGCATTTCGCGATTACTGCACGAGCTGCATTGATCTGATCCAGTTTCTTGCTCTGCGGAACGACATCGACCTTCCCGGCACCGAACGCGCTCAGGAAGCGCTCAGCAGTCGTGTGCTTGCTCTGGAACGTCTTGGCCCGCGCATCATGCGGCAGCCATATTTTCCCGAGCCGCATGCCGGTGCTTTCGAGGTTGCGCTTGATGATCTCGATCCAGTCGTCAGCGTCGTAGCCTGATTCGCCTTCATACTTCAGCAGATGGAATCCGCCGTTGACGCGCTGCCAGTACCACCACGTTGCCGTGTCGTGGAAACCTATGTCGCTCGAAATCTCGACACCGGCACCGTTCGGATCGAACACGATCTCGTCGTTGATTCGACCTTCGCGCTCTGCACGATTGACCCACTTCGCCAGGATCGCGCCTTGGCTCGTCCCATAAGCGCCGTTCCATGTGTGCTCTGCCTTGTCCTCGTCATCAACGAAGTCATGGGCCATTTCGCGGTAAAGAACGTCTGGAAACCAAGGGTTGTCGCGCCAATTCACCATCACTGAGATGGCGTCAGGAGACGGATTCTTGCGGAAAAACATGTCGACCGGATCAGTCTTGAACCGCGGGTTCCAGCTGAACCACAATTCTGAGCCTTCCTTCCGGATAGTCGGGCGAAGCAGATCGAGCGAGTGCTGGCTGAACGTCTGAGCCTCTTCGACCCACGCGATGTCGTATGCCTCAAGCGACTTCACGTTCGTAGCGTTGTACGACTGCATGCCCTTGAACACGATCAGCGAGCTATGCGGACCGCGGATTTCCGCATCGAGCACGTCGAACATAGTCTGAACGCCAAACTTGGCGATCTTGTCGACCAGAAGCTGACGCACCGAATCTTTGATCGAGCTTTGCACTTCGCGAATACACACGACGCGCGTCTGAGACTGAATGCAACGCAGGATGGCCTGTTCAGCGAAGAAATGAGACTTGGCGCCGCCGCGGCCGCCGTATGCGCCCTTGTACCGCTTGGGCGCGAGCAGCGGCTTAAGCTTGCGAGGAACCTGGATCTTGAGGGTCGACAATTTCGAACTCGACTTTGTGGATCACAGGGCCGCCGCCCTCGCCGGTCAATTCCTGCGTGAAGCGATCGCCGTACTTCTTCGGGTTCATGCGGGCGAGAACCCATTTGCGCGCGTCGACCTGAACGCGAGTCTTCGCGGGGTCCGCGCCCTTGTCCGCGATGTCGATGATCTCGTCGAAGTAATGCTCGGCGCGCATGTTCTGCGCTTCGGCATACTGCGCGGCGAGCTTCTCATCCTTCGCGACCCACCGAAGCACAGTGCGCTTGGCGGGATAGTCCTTCGTCTTGCAGATGGCGCGCAGGCTCTCCCCTTCGGCCATTCGCTCGCAGATGCGGTCGAAAAGCTTTTGGTCGAAAGTCGTCGCGGTCATGGTCAGGAACCGATGCTCGCCGCCCAGATGTTGCCACCGAGGCAGTAAAAGTCCGCAGTCTTATTCACCGGGATGCTCACTGCCGTGTTCACGCCGGCGTTCGAAATATTGCCCCCGGTCGGCGGATACACCAGCAGCGGGTTCGCGCCGAAGTTCGCGACGACGTAGATGTCACCGGCGAGAGCGGTCATGCTCGCAGCGTTTTGCGCGGGGAGCCGAGCGCCCGAGTTCAGGGCAACGTTCGAGAAGACCGACACATCGGACGTGATCGCCGTTGCGGCTCCTTGGCTCGACGTGCCTGCTCCGGAAAGACCCGTTACCGGCTTTCCTACGGTCATTTGGGCCTGCGATGCGGGCACGCCTGCGCCCATCAGGTTGGCGATGGTGGTCATCGATGCTCCTATGCTGCGCGCTCGGCGCTGTGTTGAACCGTTACGAAAGTCTCGCCGTCCCACTGCGCGAGCAGCTCGACGAGGTGAATGTCTGCGACTGCGACCCAGCCCGTGATTTCGTCGCCTGCGCCCTTGCCGTCGCCCCATTGGCCAAAGCGAATGTGCTTACCGGACGGCGAAATGCGCTCCGGATCGAGCGTCACCGAGTACAGCACGACACGCGGCACGGGGTGACCAAGGCCGGAGAAGAGGCTGGCGTTCTTCACGTCCTGCTCGAAGCTGACGATCGCGACGCATTTGGTTGAGGGGATCACGTGGAAGGCTCCAGAAACGACAAAGCCCCGGCAGATCGCTCTGCGCGGGGCTCGGTGTGGCGTGGAGTAAGCGAGGCCCGGACCTTCAGGCCACGCTCACTCGGCAATCGCCGGAATTAGTCATCGAATGCGCGCGAGTATATGCCAAATTTGGCCGGTTTACAAATTCCCCCTCGATTTTCTCCAAGGCATGTGCTATGGCCTGCTGCGCGTGCCAAAGCGCGAACGTCCAGATGTGCTCGTTGCCCCTTCCCTGCTTCAGCTTCAGCCTTCGGCAGATGAACGACGACGGTGCGCGCCAGACGTAGTGCATCATCAGCACATCCTTGTCGAGCGGATAGAGCCGCTTCCAGGCGTCGTTGACGATCTGAGCGTCTGCGTAGTCGGGCGGGATAGGCGCTGCTCTCGACTCGCGATACCCGGTGCGGAACATGCCCTCTGCGGAGCATGCGCGGCCTCCTACGAAGCCCGATGAGCGTTGCGCGCGGGCCCAGTTCTCCAAGCGGTCATTCAATGCGTTCAGGTCCATGCGCTTCCCCGTTGTGTTGATCTTCAAATAACGCCGTACTCGACGAGAACGATGATGACGCCAGCCAGCGCAATGCCACCGAGCACAGCGGACAGCGTCATCAACGGCGACAGCGACATTGGGATGAGCTCCCCGTAGTTCTCCTTGAGCCACTTCGCCGTCACTTCGGCCGCAGCCTTTTCACGCGCGCGGCGCATGCAATCGCGCCGACGCTGCTTCAGTTTTTCCGGCGTCACGCGTGCTCCTCCTGCCGTTCCTTCCATGCGAGGAAGGTCTTGCGAATGTTTGCGTGAAAGCGCTGCTGCGCTTCAGCGTTGGTTGCGAGCTCGCGGCGCGACTCGACCATGCAGGCATCGCGAATGAACGTGGCCGCCTCATCGACGCTCACGTCATCTCGCGGCGGGACCATGAAGTAGCCGACGAAGGCGCGGAACTCGGGATCTCGCGGGAGCATGCCGGCGAGTTGGAGGATGTTCATGTGAAGTGCCTCTGACCATATCGAGCGATCAACATCGCCTCTGCGCGGTTGTGATCCTTCTGCCGGCTGATGTGCTCGGCGCCGAAGAGTTTCCGTGCGATCTCAAGGCATTGCGTCTTATCCGCTGTCAGCCCGAAAAACCGCTTCCACGTCTGCGGACGCACGAACAGCACGTCGTAGCCCTTGGCAGCGCACACGCCCTCGATCAGCCCCTTGGTGTGCATCATCGAACCCATCGTTTGGATCGCGCTGCCACCGATCGCCTGAACGTCTTCGATGACGACGAGAGCAGACTCATCCGCCGCGTGATGCTTTCGCAGCAGCTCACCGAGCGCACGGCCGTCACACTGCCGCTTCACCAACGCCTTAGGCCCGACATCGGCAATCGGCTTTGTGGGGATGTCGAAGACGGCGCGCACGCCGTTGTGATCGACAAAGGCGACTGCCCCAGTCAGCCCCGGATCGATTCCGCAAATCAGCATTCCGAGCCTCCGTGCGCGCGCGTAGCGGTGACTGTGACAAGGCGCATCGCGTCTCTCACAACCGAGTAATCCGCTTTGCCGCGGGATGTGGTGTCCTGGTGCATGTGAAACACGGCGATTTCGAGAGCGCGCTTGATCGCCTGGAACTCGTCACGCGAGAGGAACCGGCCACTGGCCACAGCCGCAGCGTGTTCCGCCCTGCACTCGACCGAATGATTCATCCCATCGGTGCTGTTGCAGTTCATGCCTTTGCAAGCGCTCATTGCTTTTCTCCCTGCTGCGAGAGCATCGCTGCGAGGAGGCCCGAGAGAGCCGTCCACATGAAGACGAAGACGACGCCCATTGCGTCGGGGTTGGTTGCGAGGGTCATTTGCCATACTCCGAATATTCGAGGGCGTGCGTCGGCCCGATGATAGGAACGGTTTGCACCGTGGTCTGGATTCGCTTCTGCTCGCCGATGCTGGCGATGGAATCGATCAATGCGCGCTCCAGGCGGAGCAGCCACGCGCGGCATCCACCGTTCTGCTTTTCTGCCGGCGACATGAGGAGGTCCTTGCGACCTCCGTCGACGAGCGCCTTTTGGATCGCGCGATAGGCAGACTCATCGCCGAAGAACGATCCGAGGTGTTGCCGAATCCCGAGCGTCGCGTCGACGATGTGCATCTGCTCTTCGCGCAGGACGCGTGTGATGGCGTCGTTAAGCACCGTCGGCTTGTTCACGTGGCAGAAGCAGTACCAGCGGCCGTCAGAGCCAACGGTGCCGAAGAGCGGGCAGCCGTAGGCGGCGCACATGCCGGCGCGGGATTGGTCGTAGTCGCTCATGCTGCAACTCCTTGCGCACGTCGGCGCAATTCTGCCTCGCACCGCTCACGCAGCGCGTCGTGGGTTTCGCCCGCACGGGCATAGATGCCGAGTTCGGATGCCTTGCGCTCGATTCCCTTCGGCGAACGAAACCAGTCGTCGCGCTGCTTCTGCGCTTGCGCCGGCTTCGGGTTGAGCAGATCCGGGATGATCGTCGCGAGGTAATTCGGGCCGACGGGCTTGCCGAGATTGCGAGCTGCAACCATCGACAGGGCCGCATCGAGGATCTCGTTCGTCACGCGGGCATCGTCGCCCCATGCCGAGATGTTCGGGTTTGCGCTGTTCGCGCCGACAATGCCTCGCTGGCGGAGATACACCGCGATTTCGATTGATCTCGAAACAGGAGAAGCGACGTGCTGCGCGTCATCGAGCACAGGCGCGAGATCGACCACTGCCCCCTTCTCTTCTTTCTGGTTATTGGTTACTGGCTTCTGGTTACTGGCTAGGGTTTTTTCAGAAACCGTGATGGTTTCCGTTTCATAACCGTTTGGGTTATTCGTGGGTTCCTTTTGGGTTTCTGATTTCTTCGGTCTTCCGCCAAGCTTCCCGACCTGTCTATTCAACTCAGCCTTTGCCTGCTTGGCTTCCAGCTCACGATCGCAGCGTGAGTTGTGGTATCCGTCCTCTCCCAATTCGAAGAATTCTTCCAGCACCACCTCAACGGCCGCTTTCTCCTCTTTTGTGCGTGCTCCGATCAACCGCAGGATTTTTTTCAAATCTTTTGGCAGCGGAGCCTCTTCCGCGTAGTACTTCCTGATGAGCCGCGAGTAAGCGGCATCCTCGACAAACGACAGGTGACGCGTCGCCTGATCGTAGTCGCCGATGTGGTGCTTGTAGAAGTTCACGATGCCCCCTTCCATGCGCAGACGCCGGAAATAATGAAGAGGGCAAGCATGAAGAGGCACACGAAGTCGGACGCGTTCACTTGATGCCCCCAATGCGCGCCTGATCGACGACGCCATAGACGAGACCGAAGAGCGCGATCTCAGCGAGACGTGCAAGCGCTGCCGAATCCGATTCGAAGCCATGAACGCGCTTGTAAAGCTGAAGACGCTCGTACACCTCATCGCGAAGGCGCGTCTTCACCTCCGTGCGGTATTCGGCACGCTTTTTCATTTGTTCAATCCCACATGAGTTGCTCGACGTTTTCGAGCTGCGTGAGGTGATCGCGGGCCAGTTCAAGGAGCAGCTGCACCTTGCGCGGAGGAAAGCACTGCATCTCCGCAGGCACGACCTTCAGACCCAACGCAGCCAGGATGGCCAGCGCACGAGCCATGTCCTTCTCGTCGCTCATGAAGCGCGAGACGGTCGAGCCATCGACACCGATTGCATTAGCAACGTCGTTCTGTCCAACACGTGCAGCACGCTGCATGGCTAAAGACATGAACGTGCGTGCCTTTGTATTCACTTCCGAAGAAACTGCTTCCACGGTTCACCCCAGTTCTTTTTGTCTCGTAGCGGGTGGCTTAGGTGGTCGGCTCTTTGGCCAACTCGGGACGCTTCCCTGCCGGCTGCTCAAGTCCTTTGAAGACCTCGGGATGAGCGAGGCGAAGGAACTGCAGCCTGTACTTCGGGATGCCGTCGATGCGCCATTGATGCACCGAGGGCGGCTTGCACTCGCAGAGCTTGGCCACGGCGGTTGTTCCGCCGAGGCGGTCAATGACCGCGTTCGCAAAATCGTTCATTGCGTTACCTCTTCATGGATGGTGACTCAATCTTAGCCGCACCTAAATAAAAAAGCAAGCCGCACCTAAGAACTAATTAG